AGTAGGAGTAACGTTAAGATCACCATCTGATTCAACAGTATCTACATAACATTTTACCGTAGCACCTGAATCCGCAACGATAACCATATCACCTGGACGGATACCATGATCACCATTACTATAAGAAGTAGTACCTAAAGCATTACCATCAATATCTTGTTGAATTTCTATTTGACCACCAACAGCTGATGTACCACCTAGATTTCCAGCAGATGCAACGTCTGTTGCGTGTTTTAGTCTACCTTTGTAGCAAAGATGTAATCTACCTTGCTCTGACCAAACAACTTGATCAGACATCATTGCTTCTTCTGCCCCAACTTGAGCTAAAAAACCTGAAATAGTTCTGTTTCCAAAAACTTCAGCTTCTTTTTCCATCAAGTCTGGCAGGTATTGTTGAGCCCATCCTGAGCTCGATAAATCAACGTAGTTCGTGGAAAGAACTTGCTTTCCAGGTGAAACTACAGCGTTGATTTCACTTCCATAACTTATTGCCATTTTGTTTTAATTTTTAATTGTTATTTACTTTTTTTTAACACTTTTAACTTTAAACTTGAAACTAGGAGAGTTATCTTCTAATACTTTAAATTTAATACCACCAGTTTCTCCAACATTACCACTATGTGATTGTCTTGGATCCATGTTGATATTTTTAGATTTAGCAATACTGTTTTTAAGAGCATCTGCTTTACCTTGTTCATAAAAGTGATTAGCAATAGCATCAGCATTCATAGCTGTAAATAAACCTTTGTGATAACCTTTTGCGTCTTCCATTAAATTATCTTCGTTCAAGAACTTCTTGACAAAGTTATTAATATCCGCTTGGGTTTCTTTAGTTTGATTAACATCTTTAACATTGAATCTATACTTTTTGTCTCCAACACTATATTCAAAACCCTTAAACTCTTGGTCAAATACATTGTCAGTTTTTTGTAAAAAAGTATCTTGTGCTTGTTTTGCTAATTTTTGATTCTCCACAGATTCTTCGTTGTATCTATTAAAGAACTCTATAGCTTTTTGTTGTTCAGGCGTAAGCTTTGAACCAGCCTTAAGTTCCGCATAGTATTTGGACTTTAGCCCGTCCAAGTGGCTTTTAGCGCTGGCAACTTGCTCTTTTAACGCTAATTTTTTTCTTTTAATTTCTTTCTCATCATCATAAGATTCATCATAATTGAAATTATCTTCCATTAAGAAATTTATTTCTTCAGCGGATAGATGAGGTTTTGTTTGCTTGTAGTACTCTTCTAATAAAGATAGATTATCTAGTTTATCATAATCTTTATTTAAATTTATATAATCATTTAAATCACCACCAGTTTCATTGATAAAATTAACTAACTTTTCTACGTCTTCTGGTAAAATAGCTTTAGGTTCTTCTATTTTAGGTTGTTCTATCTTTTTATTTGACTCTTCTTCAATTACTTCTTCTAAAATAGGTGTTTCAGTATTTTCTTCTGCAACTTGTTCAACAGGTTTTTCTTCATTAGTCGTTTCTTCAATAACTTTTTCTTGAACAACGCTTTCTTCGTTGGTATCTGTTGATTGTACATCTTCTTCTTTTTTTGGTGGTTTACTTAAATCTAATTTAATAGGCTCATCATTACTTTGACTAAGCTTCTTCATTTTTGGTTTTTTCTTAACCTTTAACTTTTCGACTGTTTCGTCTACTTTTGGTTGTTCAACAGCTTCTACAACTGTCTCTGTTTTTTCTTTTTTTGCCATAATATAATATTATAAAATTAATAAATTCTTAGTTATATTCCTAAGTTAAATCCACCTAATATATCATCACCTGCAGATTCAAAGTTTTTAGGTGGTCCTCCTCTTTCTTTTTGATCCATCAACTCAGATTTTTGAGTTGCTTGCATTTTTGTTCTCTCATCTTTACGATCTTCTTTTTCTTTGTCTCTATTTTTTTGAACTTCTATTTCAGCGTATTTTAATTGTAAGTTGTAATTAAATTCATATTCCATTAACTGTTTTTTAATTTCAGCTTCTTGCAATAGTTTTTTAGTTTCTAAATCTGACTTAGCATTTGCTAATTCTATATCATTTTGAGTTTCAAATTGTTTTTTGCGAACTTCCATTTGAGCAGCAGCTTCTTGTGCTTGTATATTAGCTTCACTTTGAACTCTTATATTTTCTTGTTGGATTTTTTGATCTCTTTCCATTTTCTTTTTTCTACGTATTTTTAGCATTTGATTTGCTAATTTTACGTTTCTAATTTCTCTAAGATCAATAGCGTCTTCTAAATCTATACTTTGTTGAGCTAAAGCCTGCTGTATATTATTCTCTAACAACATTTGTTGTTCTTCATCTGGTTTTAGTTCAATAAAAATACCAAAGTCATACAGATGTAAATTAGACATTTCTTCTAGCGTGGCTACATTATGGTTTCCTATAGCTTGTATAAAAGCATCTTTTGTCGGTGAATATTCCAAAACATCTGATATTCTAAGAGACAATGATTCAGCTGCTTCTTTTGTTAAAAATAATCCAGCTTGTAAAATATGTCTTGTAGCGGTATTACTATTAGCCGCAGCTAGTTTTTGAACTCCAACCAAAGCATTTTTATCTGGCATAGTGCCATCTCTAGCTTCGTTTAATCCAGTTACGTCTCTTATCATTTGAAGATAATAATTATAATTACCTATTAATGCTTGGAGTTTTTGTCCACCACTTCCACTAGATATTTCCTGTATAGGTACTTTGCCTGGGTTAATATCACCCTCGCTTGTGAATGATCTACCTATTATCGAACCAGTTTGGAAGAACATGTTTAAAGCTTCTTGTGGATTATAATTAGTTCCATTACCTAAATCGATTTCAGCAAGTCCGTCTGCATCTAAATAAATACCATCTGGAACCATTCTAGCCAAGATTTGTTGTATTTTTAAATGCGTTAGTTGAATCATATCTGCAAATCCTGTTATTCTTTTAACTAACGATTCTACTTTACCATCGTATATTCTAGGAGCAACCATAGCATAATTCATCTTAACTTTAGTATAGTCACTTTTAGGACGCATCATATTTTTAGCCATCTCCCATTTAAGAAGTTTTTGTGTACCAATAATCATAGCACCATCAAATAAAACCTCTATACATCTATCCATTTTAGCATATCCACCTTCTTTATCTTTAGGTGGATTAAAAGTATCGTCTTTTTCTATAGCTTTTTCTCCACCAGAACCAGTTTCTTTTACTTTATATACTTCATTCATATAAGTTTTATAATTAAAATATAAAACTTGTACTTTGTTAATATCTTCTTGGCTATCCCTATGGTCGCGTTGTGTGTATTGATCTTTACCTGAGTTTGATTTAGCTATTTCTTCTAATTCTTCCTGTGTTAATCCTGGGAATTGTTTAGCTAATTCGTTGATTGGTATAACTTTAACTTCACCAACGTAATATATATCATCAAAATATGGTGATTCAGAATGTGAATAAACTAAATTAGCCGGATCAACGTAATCTATAGTTACACCTTGAGAAGTATTAAATCCTGTTTTTACAGCTCCCATCCCTAAAACTGTTAAATCATAATAAAATCTTTTCTTTACAAGTTCGTAATTATTACCTTCAAATAAAGTATTTATAGCTTGTTCTTCAGCTAATTCCACAGCTTGCTTATAAGATAACTGCATGTGCAGCTCTAGTTCTTCTTCTGAATCAGGAAGTTCTTCTTTGGGATTTTGATTTAATGATATTCCTAAGGCTTCTTCAAAAAGAGCATTTAAGTCTTTATTGTGTAAGTCGCCAAGCATAGAATCCATATACTCTGTTCTTTTACTAACACCATAAGGATCTTGTGAGTACGCGTTTATATCATACATCCTTTCAGATATACCATTAACAACGATATCAACAAATTTAGGAATTATTGGAACTGGTTTCCAATCTAAATTGAGATAAGACAAATCACCATTTATAGATAATTCATCTTTATATTTTTGAATTGATTGCTCTCCTCTAGCATACAATCTTAAACTATGAAAGTTTGCGCTATTACTAAAAAATCTATTAGCGTTATGCGCGTCGTCAAACCATTCGTTTTCTATTGCTTTAGCTACTTCCAGTCCATAACTGAAGCTTAATTTTTCTATGTCGCTAACTACTTGACTTGGAAAGTGACTCATATTTATTGTTTAATTAATTTACTAATATTACCTTTATTCTCGTATTTAGCAATACTTATATTTAGTTTTGGTTTTTCTATTTTAGCGTTTGGAGTATATAAATGTCTATTACAAGCCATTATTGCTAATCCTGAACTTATTGTTGCATCAAACTTTGTACGTTTTGTTATGTCAAATCTAGTCCAGTCGTTTAACGTTTTGTTAAAATACATATTATTATGTGATCCGTCAGACCTCATGCCTACATGTTCTTGTATGTACATTTCTATAGCCGCTGCGTGAGCTTGCTTTATATCCTCACTAGAGTTTGGAATACCTCCAATTTCTTTTTCTGCTACAGATAATTTATTCCAAACTTTATCTGGTCTATTCATACTAAAACCTCTATATCCTCTTCTTCTAAGATAATAAAGCAATCTAGGTTTATTATTTTCACATAATAACGGCATTCCATAAAATACTAATGCCATTAAAACATCTTCAAAAAACATTTCAGCAGTTTGTGGTCTAGCGATATATTCTAAAAAGAATTGATTTGCAGGAGCATTTTCCATTGAAAATTTTGTTAAACCATGCAAAGATCCTTTAGAACCTTCTCCATCAACTGTTCCTGATATATCGTAACTATCACAACCAAAAGCGCCCATGTGCTCATTCGCGGGATATCTAACTCCATTTTTTAATACTACTCTATTTTGCAAATTAGATGAGGGTACCCAACTTATACTAAATCTTCCTTGTTGATCTGGATAAAAAATCACTTGAGTATCTTTTATACCACTTGCCCATTGGAAATTACCTCTTTTTAATCCTAGAGTTCTAACCATTTCTTCGTTATAATCTATCTGCTCATATATTTTTACCAAGTTAAATATACTTCCTTTTGCTTCATCTCTAAACGCGTGTTCTGTAGTTTTAGGAAATTGTCTATAAAACTCGTTTAACGCGTCGTGATCTCCTTTTAAACCATCGGCTTCATTTTGCCAATGTTCAATTATACCTATATCTATTAATTCACCGTCTGGCCCGAGTACATCTGCGTCAGGGTTATCAAAAACTGGATATCCGTATTCATCAATAAATCCTTCGTAGTTCCATTCCATTGGGATAAACAAAGAGTATAAACCAGATTTTGTCTGACCATTTCTATTTCTTTTAGTGACATCTGATGCGTTGTATAATTTTTTAAAGTTGTCTCCACCTTTATCTAATGCGTTAGAAGTGCTACCCATCATACATTTACCAACTATTCTACTACCTAATCGTAAACATGTTTTTGTAACCCTCCAGTTATTTAATATATTATCGGGTCTTTCCCATTTACCACTTTCATCGTGTGCTAGTAATGATAATTTTTCACCATCATAACTATTATCCCCAGTGTTTTTCCAATCTATAGTTGTGTCTAATCCTTGTAAATCTTCTAATTTTTCATTAGACGTTATTTTTTTTCGAGTAAACTTGCTAGCGGGTACTCTGTATGCTAACTCTGTTTTTGGTCGATCCATACCATCTTGGATCGGTTTAAAGAAAAAAGGATAATTTACACTAATTGGCACAACTTTATCTGTAAACATTTTTTTAGCATCAGCACCTGTTTTAGAAAGTATCCCATATCTACTATCACTTGATATAGTAGCTAAGTTAACTATCTCAGCGCTACTCATAAAAGAAAAACCAGAACGACGGTTTTTAAGATAACACATTCCATAACATCTCTTATCTGCTTTACAAGCTTCCCAAAATATATAGAACAACCTATTTGCCTCTCTAAAGTCTGGAGCACCAACATCAATCTTACTCCATTGAAGATACATATAATGTGTACCTGTTATATATGTTGATTTGCCATTATTGTTAAACCAAAATCCTTCATCTCTTCTTTTGAATTCTTCATCTATATAATCATACCACTGTTCTTTTGCTTCATCTGGATAACTTCTCCAATCAAATATATTTTTTAATCTATTTAATTCTTTTGGTTGTTCAAGTTTTACCCATTTCTTTTTGGAATGCACGTGCACTCTTTTTGGTTCCAACGGCAAGCCAATGCGCAAACCTTGAATTTCATAGATTTCACCAATTTTTCCAGTTTTTGAGATAACGATGATATCATGTTCTTTATTGTATCCATATTCCCATTTTTTACCTTTATTCATACGAGTTATAGTCGTACGTTTAATAGGTTCAATTATTTTAATTAATGTTTGTTCGTAACTCATTTCGATCTTCCTTCTGCGAATCCTTTAAATACTCTTTCCTTTTTTTCTTCAGGATCCTTGCCCTCAAGTAAATTTTCTTCTTCTTGTATTCTGCTAAGTATTTCAAATGCGTCAAATATAGCTAATTTTTTAGTAGCCGCGGCATTTTTTAATCTATCAGCTGATATATCGTCTTCAGAATCTACAATAGGTTCTTTAGCGACTTTAATCAACTCGTCAACCGCTCTTTGCCCAGCTTGGATTATATTTTTCTTCGTCTCCTTGATATTCATATTTGATAGTTATAAAATTAGATAAAACTCTGTACAATCTTTGATTGTCAATTATAAATTCGTATTCAGCACTTGGTTTAAAGCCGACCAAGTCATCTTTATCAACTGTTCCGTCTGTATGCTTAACAATGCCAATTAATGGTATTTCTTTTTCGCCACTAAATTTGTCTTTTGATTTTATTGGTTGAATAAAGCAATATCCTTTTGGAGCTTTCCATTCACCGTTTCTTTTATATAAAAAGATTTGATCTTGAGTTATTAAATAAGTAGATTCATCAAAATAACTTCTACTATTTTTTTCAATACCCTTTATATTATGCCATCTACGAAATACATTATGGTGTATTATAACTTCATCTCCAGGTTTAATGTCTGTATCACCAATTATTGGTATTGATATAACTTTTGCTAATCTATTTATATATTGATGATTAAAGATTTCTGTATTTAATATAAGATTTTTATCACCAACTTTTTTAGTATTATTATATCTTTCTCCAATTGGTGTTACAACAAAGTTGTAAACACTTTTCATTTTAATTTCTCTTTAATAATTGCAATTGTATAACTTACAATTGGCGTAAACATTATTAACCATAATAAACTGGGATGCGGTTCTCCACAAAGTCCCAACGCGTGTCTTAATCCTTCCCACATATTAATATTCTAGATTATATTCAACAGATACTGCCATATTTTTATTGAAGTCTTTCCAAGGTAAAACATCTTTGTCTTTTTTAATATAAATAGAAAATTTATCTTCTTCTTCTATTATATCACAAATAATGTGTCCACCATATACTTCTTGACCAACAGCGTAGTGCATAGCGTCGTTTTTATAGTCTTTACCTATGCTAATCTTTCTTATTAACTTCGCCATTTTCTGGATAATTTATAGTACCGTCATGTATGTTTATATCATCAGTTCCGTACTCGTTAGAGAACTCAATGCGCATAGTATTTATATCATTACTAAGACGATCCATAGCTTTTATCAAACTTTGTTTTTGTATTTCGATTCTACCAATGTCATTGGTAAATTGATCCATACTTTTTATTGTAGCTTGTAATTTAGCTAATTGTTGCTCATTGATTTTTTGGGGTTTAAGATCTACGATCTTTTCTACTTTTTGTGTTTTTCTTTTTGCCATTTTATTTAATTTAAGTTAATTGTTTATTATTCGTTTTCATACCAACCATTAGATATATTATCTATAATTGTAAAAATTTGTGCTTCAGTATATTCTGTTTTACCATTTAGTTCAGATGGTGTAGTACCTATAAAAGAAACCAAACACTTATTTCTAGCTAGATTATATCTAACAGTGTTACTTGATGTAGTTGCCAATTTACTAAAATCAAGATTTGATAGTTCACTAGGTTCTATTATTACATATTTTTTTGCCATATTAGTTTGTTTAATACGCTGTCCACGTAGGTGTATTTACTAAAGTACCAGTATTACCTTTTCCTGATTCGTCTGCTGTAGTAGTGCCTGTACCTTCTTCCATTCTATAATATGCAACTAATTGAGTATTATCTAAACCAGAAAACTCTACATCTCTATGTGTTCTTGCATTATATAGTTCACTGATACTCATAACACTTGTCCATATTGATATCTCATCCATTTGTCCTTTAAAATAAGCTCCGTCAGAAGCATTTTGACCTAAATAAATTGTATCTATTGTACCTGTAAAAGCACTTTCTGGATATTCTACACTTTCACCCACTTCTGTTCCATTAATATAACCTTTTACACTTCCACCAGCCTCCCAGGTCATCGCGAAATGCGTCCAAGCGGCATGATCAAAACTAT